TGATTTATCCCTCGTCCGAGATGAGAAATCATAATTGAGCCCTAAATCAGAAAAATGGCTTGACAGTGTGTCCAATAAGTTTTCACGTTCTGGGTTCACGGCTATTAGCAAATCATCTCCATTAACGAAGAACTTGCATATGGAGTCAATTTCTTCAAATACCACACCTTCCCGTACAAATGCATAATGCATAGCAAGTACAACCATAAGTGAGTTGTCTACAACGGTGGAAGGTTGCCCACTGTTATTGCCTCTGAACTTCTTCACGATTGTTCCATCAGGCGTGGATATTGGTGTGTAGATTATTTCTGTGTACAAGTTTTGCAACATCTTATACCCAATGTCCCAATCTTCCATGAAAGCATACCGTATAGTCAATACAGCATTTATGAGGTAAGGTGTCAATGAACTATCGAATTGCGAGCCATCTGCATCACAATATATCCATCCATCAGGCAAAGCTGTCAAAAGCTTATTCCATCCACCATAAAATTTGGTCATCCCAACCGTCCAACAACATTCAATATTTTTCGAATAAAACTGGTTGTTGAAATCATCTACACACACCTTACCACCTAATAAAGTATCAATTGGGGCTGCTGTGAAAGTCCGTGTCTTATTAGCCTCTATCTTTTCCTTACTTCTCAGTTCAGCTTTTAGAGACCCATTCCACACACCCAGTTTACCTGTGTACAACCTCAAACAGCTTTGCCGGAGAATCTCAGCCTTATCCTCTGTTGTGAACTTTTCAAAGTACTCCTTTTTCTTTCCCCCATACATAGCTCCAACAGCTGTGTTCATATTCAATGCCTTGAATATCTCCTCTTCATCTGTGATGTAAGAACATTTGCGAAAGCCATGGATCTGCATGTATACAATAACTCTAATGATAGCTTCCTCAAATGCGTCGCAATCGACTACTCCTACATCAATGACTTTTGAATATTTCATTATATCCTTGATATAGGCTTCCTTATTCAACATACTCTTTCCATACGCCCACATCTTAGGCTGGAAAAACTCATTTGCCCTGGGGTTTTCCTGCAGATACTGTTTAAACATCATACACTCACCCTTCACAACATGCTTGGTGACGAGTTGACTCTTCATATATGCAACGGCCTTCAAATTCTCTTTCAGGACTTCAAGCATCCAAGGTGATGTGTGTGCTTGCTCCCTCACACTTTCACTCTTGAATGCCAGTAAGTCTTCAATCATCTTGGTGGTTTTAAACATTCCACTCGGTGTTCCCTTGGTGAGTTGTAGAGGTCCCCACAAAACTGTGTCTGGATTATATTTCCAATTCTTCACCCACTCGGTGTTTTCTTCACTCCTTAATACTTTCATTTCAAAATCAGAATCGAAAGCAGTGTAATAGTTTTCACTGTTCCTATTATTTGCTAAACTATGTAGCCCTAGGATAAATCCATCTGTTGTGCTAACAATAGGCAAACCACAATGACCATCATCT